TGGATGATTTGAAGCACCCGCTCGGTTAGGAGCCTCCTTTGTTGCCGATTGATGATGTGTCGCGTGCGGCGTTGGATGGTTCGAGGCCTGCTGATGAGTTGGTTGTGTGGGCTTGGTATGACGAGGATTTGGCGTGGCCTGATGCGTTGGGTGTCACGTCTTGGTCGCTGACGGGGTCTTCGGATGCGTCTGAGAAGGTGCAGCGGAAACTGTCGTTGACGGTTGCGGATCCTGATGGCGGACTCTCACCGTGGTTGTTTGATGATCCGCTGGGTGTTGGCGGTGTGGAGTTGCGAGTCCTGCACATCATTGGTGGCGCGGAAGCTGTGAACATTGGCAAGTTCCGTGTTGAGGGTAATGCCCCTGATGGCATGGTGAATGGCTACACGATCCCGGAGTACGGCTACCAGGAAGCGGACTCTGCCAACGCTCCGCACGAACGCCGGCTGTTCGCGTTCTCCGGGGCTGTGGTGAAGGTTGACGCGGTTGATTTGACCGCCGACGTTGACCGTGACCGATTCCTGGCGCCGCAGTCTCCGAAGGGTTCTTCGCCGACCGTGCTGGGTGAGGTTGTCCGCCTTGTTGGTGACCACTTCCCGGTGGTTGTCGATGACGGCGTAACCGATGCCCCCGTGTCTAAGAAGCTCGTCTATGACCGGGAACGCCTCGAAGCTGTCCAGGACTTGCTAGCGAACATCTCCGCCCGGTTCCGCATGGGTGGCGACGGTGAAATGCACATCTACCCGATGACCGGGACAGCGCCCGTGTGGCGTGTTGAACCCGGCGCGGGGCTTGTGAGTGTCCACCGAACCCAGACGATTGACGGGCTCTACAACTGCTGGGTGGTTGAGGGTAAAGAGGGCGCGAACGGTAAACCGGTCACTGGTACCGCGTACCTGCGCACCGGGCCCCTCCGCTGGGACGGTCCTCACGGGCGCGTCCCCTACTTCTACTCCTCGGAAATGATCACTACCTGGGGTCAGGCACGAGGCTATGCGGAAACCCTACGCGACCGGCAAGCGACGTCCTTGGCGCTTGAGCTGGACGTTGAGACGGTGCCGCGCCCGGAGATTCAGGCGGGCGACCGTATCGAAGTTGGTTGCCCAATGCCTGCCGGGCATGTCGTGTACCTGCCGGGCGAAGTCGTGTCGGTGTCTGCCGGCGGCTCGCCTGTGCCGGGCCCGACAAAGTTCACCGTGTCATGCGCCTATGCGGACGTGGCGACAGCAATCAAGCAGACCCCGTTTGGCGACCACCTCACCAGCACTAAGCCGCCCCTGACATGGGATCGGATGCCCTCTAACTGGGGCTCACTACCCGCGATCACGTGGAACAACCTGCCCTAGGAGGCGCCGATGGCTGCTTTGAAGAAAACCCTTGCGGCCATCCCGGCGGGCGGTACTCGCCGCGTGTACGGGACATCCTACTTTGACGGTTCCAAATGGTGGGTGAACCTAAACGGCAACCTCATCGACGCGAGGTGGCTGAGCGAGGTATCCCCGCAGCAGGATGGCCCGATTGTTGTGGACCTGACGAACAACGGTGACGGGCAGTCCTCGGCTGTCGTCATGGGTGGGTACTCTGACCAGCCACGCCCACGCACCGGGACAGTGCTGAGTGTCGGCATCACCGAGATTGTGATGACCGGCGCGGACGGGATCACGTACACCACATCACGGTTCTCCGGGACCTACTCGGTAGGCGACCCGGTCTACGTGGCGTGGGACTCAGCCACCCCGATCATCCTTGGCAAGCTCCCATCAATCACGCCCACCCCGCCCACGCAGGCTCCCATCCCGGCGACCCCTGTTGCGCAGACTGGCACGGCTAAGGCTGCTGCTGGGAAGACTAATAGTTGGTGGGGCCCGGGCGGTTGGGGTTCGTGGGCTGGTGGCGGCGAGCAGGTCTACTCCGGGTCATACGGCGCCGGGCCTGTCAGCGGCGCCTGGTTCTACGGGGCAGCGTTCACGAACCTCGGCTCAAAGACCATCACGGCTATCCGGTTCCGCCTCCCGCAACGCCTCAACATTGGCAGCTCAGGTTCGGCGACCGTCCACCTGTACGCGCACACCTCCAAGTATCAGCCCGGCGGTGACGTGAACCGCACCGTGGGCCCGTTCAACGTGACCGCCACCCAGGCTCAGGGCGCCCACTGGATCACACTGCCACTCACCTTCGCCCCGGTCCTGATGGCTGGCGGCGGTATCAGCATCACCGGCGACCCCTATGTGGGGTTTGACGGGCGACTCAAAGACCCGCAATCGGGCCGCATAGAAATGGATTGGAACGCCTAATGCCACAGACGCGAGATAACGGGATCGTCGTTCCGGTCAATTCCGACGAGTACAACCTGACAACGGACTTGGCGACGATGGCGGACACGTCTGGTGTTGTCACGGTGGTGTCTAACGCGACGGCCAGGAACGCTCTCACAAAGTTTGAGGGACGTCAGGTTTGGCGGATTGACACCGCACAGATTGAGTCGGTTGTTGGTGGTGTGTGGCGTGACGGTACCCGCGACTATGCGCCCCTGTCCCCCACTGGCTGGTCAGCCTCGGGAACAATCACGGTCACACCCGAGGGCACGAAGAAACGTGTTGTCGCCGACCTTGTAATCACCCGGACCGGCGGCGACTTCGTCCTCAGCACCACGTCATGGAACGTGCTCGGCACGGACGAAAGTGTGGTCCCCGCGGCGGCGCGTGGCACATCCCCCGTGAAGTACCTGTCAGCACCTGTCGTGAACGTCGGTGGCGGCGCAGCGACTTACAGCGCCAACGTCACATACAACCCGACCGGAGCCGTCTCAATCCGCGCCATCAGTTCGTTCACCCTCACGACCGGCGCGTTCTTCACCATCAACGTCGCCTACTACATCTAAAAAACGTGTGGCCCCGGACTTGCGCTCCAGGGCCACACCGCCCCACCCTATACGACCGCCAACCCGGCAGGTCACAACACGCCGGGAGGCAACCATGCGCAACCTTAAGATCAACGGGCGCAGAGGCGCCTTCCAGCTTGTGTCCGCCGGGGTTTACCTCATCGTCGGCGCAAGCTTCCTACTGACACCGGGCGCAGGGACACGGCAGACTTCCCTGCGGTGGCTTACCGAGTACGTGCCGCTCGAACCGTTCGCCGCGCTCTGGGTCCTCGCCGGACTCCTCGGCATCGTGTCCGCGTTTCAGTGCAGGCCGCGTGACTGGTTCGGATTCGCCGCGCTCGTGTTCGCGCCCGGTGTGTGGGGCGCCCTGTTCTTCATCGGCGCCATCACAGGCAACCCAGCGGCGTTCAATTCGGCCGCCGTCTACTGGCTGTTCGCAGCCCTCTCCATGATCGTCGCGGGCATGCAGGGTGAACGCGACAGAGACACAAGGATCACGCATGAGCCCTGACCAAATACTCACCCTCGCAGGGATCCTCATAGTTGCCGGCGCCAGCGCATACGGCGCCACATACGCGGGCCGCACCTCATCGAAGACGGCCAAGGAAACGAACGCGGTGACGTTCTCCAAGAACCTGATGGACCGCCTCGAATCCCTCGAAGACGACGTTGCGGCACTCCGCAAAGATTTGAACCTTGTCTCCCGCAACTTCTCGACGGCCATTAACTTCATCGAACGAATGGTCTTCTGGGCCAAGGGCGGATCCAAGCCGCCCATCCCCGGCATCCCCGAATCGCTGAAAGCCCACCTGGACCCCTCACTCATCGACCAGCACCACGAGCAACAGGAACGAGAAGGCGCATGACAACCATCAATGAATCGCAGACGGCGAAGGGTTACACGCCCGCCGCGCTCGTCCCGGCAACGTTCGGACGGAAGCGGACCATCGACGGCATCTGTATCCACCATTGGGGCAGCCTAGGTCAGAAGCATGATGACGTGGTCAAGTTCTTCGTCAGCGGCCCCGGCACAACCTCGGCGCACTTCGTTGTCAGTGCCGGACGCATCGACTGCCTCGTGAGCCCACTGGACGCCGCCTGGCACTCCGGTAACGCGGTAGGCAACGCAACCACCATCGGCATTGAATGCCACCCCGAAGCGACAGATGAGGACTACGCAACCGTAGCCGAACTCGTCAACTTCCTGCGAGCCACATACGGACCCCTGCCCCTCAGCCCGCACCGGCAATGGAACGCGACCGCATGTCCCGGCATCTGGGACCTCCCCCGCATCGACCGACTCGCAGGCTCAGCAGCCGTCGCCCCACAAAGCACACCGACAACCGAAGGACTGTTCATGTCACTTACCCCAGCACAGGAGCAGGAAGTGCTAGCCGCTGCCCGCCTCATCAACCGCTACCTTGACGCCCCGACCGGCTCCATTCCTGCCAAGGTCGCCAAGGCCATCCTCGAAGCGCCGATCACCCGAAAGGGCGGCACCCGCACCGGCGTGACCACCCTGGGCAACGCCCTCTCCTACCTCGACTCCAACTTCGACGCAGTGAAGGTGAAGCCGTGAACATCAACCCCAAAGTTACCGCCGCGGTTCTCGCCGCCGCAGTGACCACCGTCATCGCCTGGCTGCTCACCCTCGCCGGGATCCAGCTCCCCAACGAGGTGCAGGGCGCTATCACGTCGATCCTCGTCTTCACGGCTGGCTACCTCACCCCGGCAAGCAACACCCCCGGCGCACACGAAGCCTAGGCGGTCACGTAGCTCTGGCAGGCGGAGCAGCAGTCAAGTTCCTTGACGCGAGTGACGCCGTACTGTGCGCCAAGGATGTCCACCATATGCGCACCGTCAACTGGCCCGTTGGTCTGAAATGTGAAGCTCCAGTGCCACGAATCCACTAAGGCGTACCCGTGTTGGCACTTCGTGATCGTACCTCGCTTTACGACAATGGGCATGAAGTCCGGGCGGCCTTGCCTCACCCAAAGCCCGTAGTCACGGATCCTGTTGCATGCGCGCCGCAGCTTCCACCGGAGTTTGTCGTTGGGGATGACCTCAGGCATGCGATTCGCATCCCCACGCGCGGAAGTGCGGACCAGATCCAGCGCCGGTGGTCGTGTATAGGATGTCCCGAATGCTGGTCATCACCCCCCAGTCGCCTATGGGCGCCGGGATGCAGTCAACAAGCACATTGCTAGCGAACGTGCAGGACCGCAGTTCGGAGAAGTCGCAGTTCATGAATCTGGAATCAGCGATGTGCACGGCGCGGCCAAGCGTCTCGTCGTGGTCAGCGCTGTGCACAAACTTGAAGCCGGTCATCTCGGCGCGCTTGAGGACTGCGTAATCGTCGAGCGTGACGATCTTCTTCGGGACAAGCTCCGCTGCGATGGTGTTAGTCATGCCCTCAATTCTACTGTATATCACTGCAATTCACCAGCGGTTCACAGTGAAAACTCGACCATCAGCGGCCCTCCTTGTGGGGGCCTTTCGCATTTAAGGAGAGCCGCTATGGCTATTGAACTAACCCCGCTCGGGTTCCAGAAACCAGACGGGAAAGAGCTACTCCGCAACGGTGACAACGTCATTGCCGCGAACGCCGCCATCGCCGAAGACCTCCTAGCGAAGGCGTTCGGACGCATCGGGCAAGCCGAAGCGAACACGGGCGGCGTCACACACGGACTCCTCGAAGACGTGACCCGCCCCGGAACCTATTTCATCGCCTCCGATTCTGCTATCCAACCCGACCCGGCTAACCCGGGCTTCTACCTGATCGGAGCGTGAACTGATGGCTAATCGTCTTATTTCTGTTGGCGATACCAGCTACCTTCCGCCGTCGATTCGGGTGGATGAGGTCAACCTGCCTACGGGCGTTAA